TACCCAAAGCACTTGTTGTATTTCATGTATATTCATCGTAACAAATTTAGGTGTATATTTGTTACATGAGAAATTCTTTAGCAGGAACTAAAAAAGGCAAATCAGAGAGTGCCAAATACTTTCAGTCTAATCCAAAGGCGAAGGCTAAGAAAGATGCGTATAATAAGGAATATCATTCTACTCCCGAGAGACGGAAGTATCGTTCAGAATTGAACAAGGCTAACCGAAAGGCTGGCACAGCTGGAAATAAAGATGGCAAAGACATGAGCCACACAAAGTCAGGCAAAACAGTATCCGAGAATCAGTCAAGCAATAGACGCAGAAATGGCAAAGGCGGCACTCCACGTTTGAAGTAACCGCCTTCGCTCAACAGTAAATCATTCTAGAGGGATGATAGTAACCTCCCAAAATTCTTTTCCTCGTGGGACAATTAGTTTGTAGAGGTGGATTTCATAAACGTCCTTGTCATTAAACTCATACTTCTTCTGCATGATGTCCAACACTAACTTAGTGGGGTTGTCTACGTCCGAAGCTTTGTTAGAAAAGCCATACCGTATATGAAGTGCGACCTTGCCTTGGGGAAACCGTAGCCGGGGCATCATCAACAGGCATGACTTTTCGTAGTTGTTGTAATCTTTTGTCTTAAACCTTCTGCCTTGGAAGGCTTTGTTTATGGACAAAGGTTTTATGTTAACCTTTATTGTATTCATCTGTGTTCAAGAAAACATTTATAACCCTCTCTCTTATTTCCTGATCTTCTATAAATGATAACGCTTGAAACAAATGAGGTGTGGTTGTGTTCTCGTGTGTAAATTTAATGAATGTTGGGTTAATTGCCTCAACATGGCCTTCATAATTTTCAATAAACGCAACGCTCTCTCCTGAGACAATTCCCCAAGCATGAAAGTATCCTACCTTTGAGTTGTTGAATGTTATAACCTGGTACTCTCCGTTCCACATATAACAAGCCCCGTCATCAATTTGGATATCGTTCCAATACCTAACCTTCCTTCTCATTGCCCATTATAAGTAGTACATCGGACTCCATTATAAAACCAACCTTTATATCCTTTTCTTCAAGGTATACAGGAGTTTTTTCGCTGAAGCGGATGATGTCTCCAATCCGAACCTCTTCAATCTCTGGTCCTACCTCTATAACTTTCCCTTCGATAACTTGTGTTCCGATATGAGAAAGGTCAAGTGTGGACGATTTAATAAGGTCTTGTGTAATTGGCAAAAATTTAATTCTGTCTGCTAGTGTTTTCATATGTGTTAGTTTAAAAGTTTAACGGTTAACAATACTCCTCCAACAAAGGATACTGGGATGCCGACAATAGTCAAGGTCTTCCATGTTGTTCTCTTTGCATCAAGAATCCAGTACGAAGATTCTAACTCATTGTACTCATCCTGCTTCAGTTTATACTGCATATCTAAAGCATCGTATTGTTTTGTCTTAGCCTCGAAAGATGTCCTATAGTCATTAGCAATCATATCCAAGGTAGACAATTGATTCTCTAAATTGGCAATCTTACTAGTGTGGTTGATATACATAGAGTGGTAGAACCTCTCCGATGCGGCCATCTTGTTAATGATTTTAATCTCAGTATCCTTCAGGCAGGTCAAAGTATCCTTGTTTATCAAGATCCTTGAACTCGGTGAGGTTAGTTGAGAGAAGACTTGATTGCTGACTAGGAGTAGCAAGATCAATATACCTTTTTTCATCTTTGTATTTGGTTTTAGTTTCTTTTGATTTGTTATCTATAACTACCACATCTCCCTTTAGATTCGCTAGTGTGCGTTGCAATTGGGTAATCTCCACTTGTTTGCTGTCGATAATCTTCTGCTGCTCCTCTATTTGATTACGGAGGATTTCATCAGCGTCATTGTTGTCCTCAATCCCCTTAATAGTAAGTATGTGGATGGTAGCAATGATGGTTAATATACCTATAGCTAGTGCTAAAAACTTGTGGTGATCTTTCATGGAAATTGTGTGTAGATAAAGATAATGATTAATACAGCAAGTGAGATATAAATCTCACCCTTCTGCTGTCGGTTCAGAGTCAATTCCTTTCTGAACTTTCTCTCGTTCTTCCAAAGCTTTTTCATCCTTGTATTTTTTTATTAGTTGTGCAATGTCATGATAAGCAAACCAGGGTAGTGTAGCAATCTCTTCGATAAGATGTTCAGCGTCATCCATTGCTCGAAGGTAGTAGTCACCACCCTCAATGTCGAAGAGGGCGGTGGCTAATACTTTATACTTCTGCTCGGCAGCTTTAACGAACTGGTTACCCTTCATCTTCACCTCTTTCTCCCAAAAGGGTGGGCCTATTTGGTCGGAGATGTTTACAAACGCATTAGCGTGTAGCATAGATGCGATTATTTGATGTCTTTTATGCTCGTCTAGAATCATCGGTTGCCTAACTTTTCGATTAAAAATTGTTTGTATTTAACTGCCATTGCAATAGCGTTGTCCAAAATTTCTTTTGAATCCGATTGTAAATGTACAGGAATTATCGCTAACTTGTTCTTCCCATCCATTCTTGGGTCGTAAGAAATAAACATTCCCTCTTCCTTTCCTGCGACAACCATATTCATTTGTAATTGCCACCAGTAAGGTTTTCTCTGCTTGAATAGGTCATCCTCGTCAGCAATCAGAAGGTTCTGCACATGATTATCAAAGTTGTAAGGACATTTGATTTCAATCACACCGAAGCGTGAGCAGATACCATCTGGTGAACCTCCTGCGTGTTCTCCGTAGGGGATAAACCCTACAGAGTCAACACGAGACTCCATCATCTCGGCATATAGATTACAAGCCTCAGCCTCATGCTCCACACCCCAATCCGTAGCAGCAGAGTTAGTGGTCTGCTCAACACCTGCTAGTTCCTCGGCAACCTTACCCATGATGTAAGTTTTGGTAGTTTCGGACAACTCTCCGTTGTCTCTCGCTGCCTTCGTCTGAGGTTGTGTCATTAGTTTGTATATCTCCGATGCGGTGAACTTACCCACACGAGCGTTGAACCAAGCCTGTGAGCGTTGGTCAGACGCTTGTGCTTGTTCCTTTAGGATTTCGTTTAATAGATTATTCATTGTCCCCTCCTTTAACTTTCTTACGAGCCTTCTCAATGATCTCTTTCTTCTGCTCCGGATCAATCATTACCGACTCATCAGATAGAGCAGTCTCAAGTTCTACCACGTTGGTAGTCTTCTCAAGTAGACGTTCAACCTGCTCATCGCTCATCTTCACATACTCAACGGTCTTGTACTCCTCGTTGTCGATGCTAATGGCGGTGTTAACCTTCTCAATCTTATCCAAGGCAAATGATGACTTAGGGATAGACTTCCAACCTCTCTTAACAACGGTCTTACGAGCCATCTCTGAGTAGTCAGTAGACCATGGCCCAACATCCTTGCGGCCAGTCTCTGAACGATTCTTGATGGCATCAATTTGCGGCTTCCACATAATCTCAAACAACTTCTCATCGTTGTGTAGTACAAAGATTGCGTACACAGCTAACACATCGCTGTGCTTGAAGGTCTCTCCCTTTGGCTTGTGGATAATCTCAGGACTTGTTCCTTGAATGAAGTCGAACTCATCTCCTCGGTAAACAACGGCAGAAGATACGGACTTGATAATCCCTGTGTCAGAGATTAACTTAATCATACCCTGGTAGCCGGGCATAAGTTTAGCGTTGCCCTTGAAAGGAACTAGGTAAGCCAAGTTCATCACAGGGTTCAGAGACAACTTGGTCAATGCACAGTTGTACACAGCCATTGCAACTGATTGTGGGTTAGAATTCGCTAACACTTGGTTGTTGTTAGCAGCTTGGATGGCGAAAGACATCTCTCTCATGAGGACTTCTTCTCCTCCCATCAGTTTAATCATTTCCTCTCTGCGAGGTTCGATGAACGGCATAACCGTCTTTGGTGAAATTGTTATGTTTGACATAATTTATAGGTTTTCTTTATTAATGTTTTGCGAATGTAATGCATTATTCGAAACCCTCCAAAACTTTTTTTGTAAATTTTTCCAATGTTAATAAATAAGGTTCGTGTTCGAGCTTTATATCTGTCCCCCACTTACTAAAAATCTGCTTGAGAATCTTTCTCCTTTCCCCTTGAGGAAGGTGTAAAAGAGCAAGGTCGAAGTATACATATGACTTGGGATCTTGTGGAATGCCCAGAGATATGCACATCTTGTTCACCCTCTTGTGCATAGTGTCGAGGACTAGATATGTATCAGCCCTCTTTAAATACTTCTGACTACGAAAAGATTTTGCCATTGTTTCTTGTGTCCGTTCTCTCTATAGATGACTTTATATTCTTCCAATCGACTAGGTCTTGTTCCTCGAAAATCATCCTTCCATGAAACAAAGACATCATCCTTTTGACCTTAACCGAATCAAACTCTGGTCGAAATATCTTTAGTGCGTTCCTTGGATTGATGTCCTTATCGGCAAAATAGGTGAGCCAATTCGCTCTATACTTGTGCTTCGATTTCATGCTTTAAGCGTTCAATTTTCTCTCTCATCTGCTCTACCTCGTCACAATATAGGAGGATGGAATCAATCACCTTCATGACCTTGTCTCGGTCTCTGATAGGCTTCTTTCTACCCACAATGTCGCTCATCCAACGCTGTCCATTACCACACATATGGTTGATATAAGCCATGTTTAACACGTCTGCATGAGAACGGCACGTCTTAATAAAGGACATCAGTAGGGAATCTCCAACAACCTTTTTCTGTGGCTTATTATCTTGCGTGGTATTCAAACTATTATTGTGGTGTAAAATGTGTGCGAGAAGTTTTTCCAAACCAAATGTACTATAAATGCAAGGAAAATCAAAACTTCGCACTGTCTGACCTGCTAGAGAAAGTGATAGTAAATTTTTTGGATTCGGGCGGTGATCCGGTGAAATGCAGACCAGTTGCCCCAAGATCCACACAAACAAGCTCTAACTCATTGAAAACTAAGCACAAAAAAAAAGGATGCTGAATTAACAACATCCTTTTAAGATTATCCATGTCTATTATTGCAGATTCCCTATCAGATACACTATAGGTAGTGTAGCCATCGTGCCTAACATTAGTGGTGTTGAATCCGTCATGTAGGAGACGAAGAACATAATTAAGCAGAGTACGCCAAGTACAGTCAATACGATGTCAATTGTCCTTCTCATAGTCTTGGAATCAATTCGTAATCTCCCTTCTTGAATAGGTGAAGTACACCACAATCGTTCATCTCCTCATCCGAGGAAGAGAGCAAAGATGTACCATCATCCAACATTATTACTAATGTGCTTTTGTCCCACATGAACATCTCTCTTTCTTTCTCGTTTGTGTATCTGCATCCGACAATCTTTTTTCCCTTGAGCAGATTGTTCATTTTTGTTTCAATTGTACTTTTCATTGTTTTGATTTTAAGTTATTATTTAAGGTCATTAATAAATTCTAATTCCGATGGAGAATATTCTTGTTCCTTATCCCAGTCATCTGCCCAATCTTCGCAAATTGATTGAGGAATGTAGTAAGAATCTTCAAATAATTGTTCTATGGATATTTCCGCTTTGCTGAATTTCTTTAATTGTTCTAACATAGCATTACCAAATTCTCTTATCTCATTATCTGAATCTCCGAAATACCAATCAAGGAATCGAGATGCTTTTACTGAATTTAGTTTTTCGCTTTTATTATCTTCATTGTCTCCATAAGGAAAATCATTGTATGAAACATAATTGCAATTTTTACAAATGTCAGATTCATTCTCCTCATCGAAATCCATCTCATCAGATGGATAATGTTCGTGACATGAATTGCAGATGTACTTGTTCTCTTCGATTTCTTTTTTCATTGTCTTGTGTTTTTAATTGTTTGGATTTAATGCGTTGCCCAGGATTGCGAAGAGAGATTCTTTCTCGTCTTCCTTCGTTAGTTTTAACTTGATTACTCTCTCAGCATAGAAGATGTGATGACAATTGTATAAGTCAATATGTCCCTCTCTCCAAAGAGAGATTTCTTTCGCGTCTGCTCTGAAGTAAAAACCGTTAACCATCTTGCAGAGGACATCCGTTTGGATTCTCTCCTCATCTATCTCGAAATCGTCTTGGTCATAGTCTGCTCCAATATGCGGATTCAACGAGACTAAAAGCTCCTCTAGGGAATCGAATTCCTCGTGTCTATTAATTGAATGATAATTAACTTCCTGAAGTTCTCCATGCTCATATGAATCTAGTGTAGTGATGCATGAATGTCTTGTGATTCTAAATTTTTCCATTGTTTCTGATTGTTTTAATTATTGATTTATTGATTAGATGTAAGATCCTCCACCGAGATGGTCAAAAGTCTCGTTCTCCGAGAGTGATAGTAAACTTGCGTCTTGGACGTGTTCAACATCGTCTGCATCGAAGACAAGAAATGTCTCGCATTCAAACTCGGCATTCTCTCTCATTTGTCCATACCGGAATGACTCGTCTTTGGTATACCTTCCTTCGATAAAGAAAGAAACGAAGGTCTTGTCATCCATTACGAAGTCTCTATCTAACTCGACATTTCCAGTACTGCTGTCATTTAGATAATCACCTAGGATAACTTGTATCCTAGTGATTTCTTTTGCGTTTAGTTCTATTGCTTTCATTGTTTAGATGGTTAATTGTTTTTTACTCTCGTCTTCTCCGATAATTCCTTTAAGCCAATCTTTGCTATAGGAAGTTCCTCTAAAGGCATATCTCACCATCTTCATTGCTTCTTCCATATTATCTACAGGAAGGTCACTATTGTCGCAATATTGTGGATTCATTATGTACAATACTGCTTCTCTCAATGTGTGCAGTTGTTCTATAGCAATTGAGATTTCTTCGATGGTATATGTTGTGCTGTTGTGATATTTGAATACTGCGGGAACTTCGATTCTTGTGTCTTTCATTGTATTAATTATTATAAGTTAGTTTTGAATTCTCTCCAAGGATGTTGTGTGACTGAAGGTATTCAAGGACATCCTCAACACATTCGTGAGGAACACAAGGAAGAAAACCGTCTTCCACTAAAGAGATAGCATCCTCCGTTTCACACTCCCATACTACATCCTCGTTGCAATCTTCGATATGACATTTGTACTCTCCTCTCTCATCAAGGTCAACCACTAATGTGAATGCGTCTGAATCAATTGCTTCCTCTGAATCGTATTCGTTCCATTCAGCAAGTTCGTCCTCGTGAATCAGCCAAAGGTCACCATCTTCCGATTGCGTTAGGTAGAACAATTCGTTCGTCTCCATCTTACGCATCTCGTTGTAGTAACAAAGCAAGTCATTCCAATTGTCCCAATAGAATTCGTTGTCTTGACCTTGGACAAGTTCGTTCAACATCTCTCTGATTAAATAGTAGGAACGATTGCTATTTTGTTCCGATGGTGAATCAGTATTGAACTGATATAGGCAAGATGGATGCAACATCTCCTCTGCAAAGAATTTTGGGATGAATGTTCCGTTGTGACCATCTAAGATGAAGATGGATTTCTCTAAGTTCATTGTGCTTTTCATAATTTCCAGTTTATATGCGTTTAAAATTTTTAATTATTGATTACGTTTTCTGATGCGATGCATTTTCCTTTCGGAAACTTGCTTGACTGAATGAGGAATCCTCCTCGGAATTTCTCCATAACAACTCCCGTTTCAAGAGTCTTAACGAATTGTCCTTGGACATTTTCGTGATAGTAGAATGTGATGATGTCTTGCATGGCCTTAATCGTTTTCGTTGTTGTAGTCATTCAATAGGTGTTCAGCAATCTCTCTAAAGTCTATCTCTTGAGATGCAGACATAAGAAGGTCGCATAGTAGGGAAGGTAAGTCTCTCTCTGAAATTTGCTCATCTAACTCACTCTTTAGGTATTGACCTAGTTCGTAGGCATTCATACTGCTCAACTGCTCGAAGTAGTCTCTCATCACATCTCCTTCGTTAGTAAGGTGAAGGTTGTAAACCCACGTCTCATAATTTTTCCATCCGTTGTAAGTTTTCATTGTCTTGAATTTATTGGTTTATGAATTTGGTTATTTCCTCATTAACGATGTCTTGAACTTCGAATTCAGATTCATCGTCACTATCTATGCAATTAGGCACAAAACCTAATTCAACAAGTTTATCAGTTATGCGGATTGCAATGTCTCTGATTTCGTCTTCAGTAAATTTCTTCATTGTCTTAAATTTATATAGATTAATAATTGATTTCGTTGAATGTTTCCGTTGCAGTCTTGACAAGGTATTCTCTCTCATCCTCTCTCACATTGTCCCAATCTCCATTGGAATTATCTCCACTCTGACAATAGGCAACAAGGTCTTCTATTGTCCATAAACTAAAGTTCGGCATTGTAGTGTACTTCTTCATATGATTATTTTTTAAAGGTTGAAACGATTTTCTCTCCAAACATAAAGGCAAGAATAATAGTGGATGCACTAAGAGATAATAGGCCCATAAAAATGATTCCTCTATTACTCATATCCTCTCCAAGATTAATAAGAAGAAGAGAAAGAACTAAGCAGATAGAAGTCATTAAAGCAATTGTGATGTTTGTGTTTTTCATTTGATTTATGTATTAAGTTTAGCGAAATGGAAGGAATCGAACCTTCACTGATTAAATCAGTTACCATTGCATTTCAGATTTACCGATATTTCAAAGAACTACGGACTTTATACGCTTCTCCGTTATCTGCGTCCCAACTTTACTGCTTTCGTTTCCTCTATTAAGATTTTACTCCGTTCGTATATCCTACTCGCTGTAGTCAAGGTTGTTGGTTGCTCCTCTTGTTATTTATATTAGGTTGGTAGTTGCTCTCTTTAATTCACACTATAGATAATCCCTTATGTATGTGCTAATAACTATTCAGTTGCGGAGTAATAACCAATCTTTCAATGTTCGCCATTCCGTTGAATGCTCTGCAATACTACAAACGTTATTCATATCATTACAAACATTTTTTAGTACCATTCTTGGAATCCTAACGCAAAGGGCTGGAAATGTGTAAGTTAACCACCAAAAACACCACAAAAAAAATTGTATATTTCAACTGTTGATGTGTATTTGAGAAGAAAATGACCTATAATAAATGAGCGAAAATGGATTTAGGATGCACCATAAATCCTTCACAATTGTGCATGGAATTTTCCTTAATCGTTTGTTGTGGTGAATATGCCTATATGAAATAGTGCTGACCTTTCGACAAAGACCTTTATGAAGTTACGAACATAGTTACTAACAATGGATTGCGTGAATGCCCATAGTATATGTTGTGCATTGGTGCAATAGGTAGCGTGAATAGTTACCAACAAAGTTGTACACATATATTATTACGGCATTACTGCTGACCTTACGCGATTCGTGACGGCCATAGAGCAACGATGTTGTGCTGACCATAGTAAACCATTACGATTCGATTTGCTTCGCTTGTTGCCTATTGAATGGAAGCGAGACGAGGAAAGGAAGCGAAGGTTGAGAGCCGTAACCCGATTAGGATCTCCTGGGGGGTGGGTTCGGAAGACCTGATCTCCCCGGTGGCCGGTGGTGGGGTCCGGTGGTGGTAAACCCCCTTCCCCTCACAGCCTGCCTATTTCCCCTTTTGGATTTGGTTATCCCTTGATCCCCTTTTTACGGTTATATAAAGCGATACGAAATGTATTGTAAAGATTATACTTCGGCTATGATAATAGTCTTACCGTAGACTTTCATAAGCTTTTCCATATCGCTGAATGAGATGTCGATTGTATTGTTTTCTACTTTGTATAGCCAGGAAGCTGACTTATTTATAGATCCTGCCGCTAGTTCTAGTGACATCTTTTTCTCCTTTCTAATCTTTTTAAGCATAACATATTTCCTTTGAGTACAAATATACTCGCATTTTGTTTACCTAGAGTAAAAATATGCTTATATTTGCTTAAAACTACATGGTTATGGATAAGATTTCTGTAAAAGACTTGGCTTTATTTTTTGACATTGACGCTCGTGAGTGTGTAAATTACCTTCAGATGTTTGAGAGGGATAATGGTTTGCGTTTAGTTGAGCCTGCCATACTTGACGCTTTTATACCTCAGGTTCTTTACGACAAGATAATGAGGATGTATAACAAGTTCAATAAAAACTTACTTGATGAGTCTTATGTTATATCAGAGGCTTGTGGTCATATACCTATTGTTCCTACTGGCCCTAACATTTACTTCCTGCTTTTGGATAATGTAGTAATCTATATTGGCCAGAGTGTTAATGCCGTTACTAGGATAGGTACTCATATTGAGAATGGCCGTATCTTCAATAGAACTTATGTCTTGCCTACTGTTATTGGTCAATTAGATGTAATGGAGCTGTTGTACATAAATACTTTTCAGCCTAAGGAGAATATTGTTGGTTTGTCTAACAAAACTATATTCAAGCATATTTTGGGGAGAGTTAATATTAGCGAGAACGATTTAGTGTAGGGGGGGTGGTATCGCAAAATGCGTTTCTTGCATAGTGCTGATCAGGTTTTTGGGACATGGCTTAAAAAAAATTTTTATTTTCTGGAGTGTAGACTATGTGTCTACAGTTGGGTAGTGGTGCTAACCAACCTGTGATAAACTGTCACGAGTTGGCTACAGATTGTAACCATCTGGATGGCGTCAACAAAATGGTCTTAATTCGGCAAACTTCCGAGTTTGGCCATGTTTTGTTACAGAGTTTGGCAAGGGTTGGGGATTATTTTCCACGATAAGCCTTATTCTGGTGATTATTTTCCACAATGTTTTGTCACAAACATTTGCCAGTAAACCACATCTACTGTCCCTTGTTGGTTGTCCGCTTATATCGGACAGGTGTTATTTATAACATCTAGCTCATTTAAATATGCAGAACTAATCTGTGGAGATAAAATGACTATTAAACCATACTATTGTATGAGATTGCGGTCAAAAAAGCCTCCTGGTTAGATAATGCATTTGAAATCACTCATATAATGTGATTTTGGA